GTCTGTTCCTCTACGGTTACAAAATGTCCCCTAAGGTAATAAACACCCTCAGAAAGATTAACTGCAGAACCAATTGAATTTGGATTCGTAGATATAGTTACTGCAAATCCTTCATTTGGTTGGAGGATGGTTGATTGTTCTGGGTCTAATGTATTTGGTTCTGAGATGCCACTCTCTACAACAAGAATTTCATTTGCAGAAAATCCCTGATATGTATTAGTTGCTGTATCCGAATTTAGAAAATTTACATAAATTGTATTATTATCTCTTTCAGAATCAAAAGAAGCCAAAATACCTACAACAGAAGCTCTTACGCCACTACTAGAACCTCTTATTGTCTTACCAATCAAATATGGTAAATATGCTAAAATATCTATACCCTGATAACTATCTTGCAATTCTACGGAATAATAATTATCAATATAATTGATATTTCCCGGAATTATAACTGAACCCTCTTTAAAAAAGTGATCTCCTATTTGTTCAATCTGACTCTGTAGCATTGACTGGAGAGTTGTAAGTTCTCTAGCCTGAACGGGATAACCGGGTTTAAAGAGAACCCTATAATATTGATCTTCTCTGTCAAAGTCATCAAAGTATGGAGATACATTTAGATTAGTTTGCTGTGGCATAATTCTTTAGAACTGCAAAATGACTTTGATATCTTCTTTTTGATTTGACGATCTTGTAATTGAAGGTCTGTTATCAACATAAATTATGTTGCCAGAGTATTTTTCAACTTCTGGGTCAGCAACTCCATTGACAAATGTTTGTCCCAAATAATATCTTCTATTATTTATTGTGGTAGAAACACCACTGAAGGATGTATCAATACCTAGACCACTAATACCCGAAGCATTGATAACAATAGATCCACCAGTGTCTGGGGTCGCAGTAAATTGATTCAAATTAAATCCATATAGAGGGGTTGAATTTGCATTTCCATCACTGTTAAATCCAACTAAAGTTCTATCTTGCCAATATTTTAAAACTCCGGTGTTTTTATCATAAGATATAACCCTACCAATCGCTGTAGAACCAATACCAACAGTTTGAGTAATCAGCGAGTCTGCAATAAAGTTTGCAGTGCTATAACCGGTACCAACTAGTTTTAGTGCAGATAGAGCACTTGCTTTATTTTTGACAAGGATATCATCAGAAGCGTATCCTAGAGGATTTTCTACAATACCAACTCTTGCTATTTGATTACCGACAATAAAGTCTGGGTCTTCTGTATCATTTTCAATTCTTGAATAAATTAAAACTCTATATGCACCAAGTTCTCTGTAAATATCATACCCATGACCATATTGCGGTGGAATTATGACTTTGAATATTGGAGAAGATGTTCCTGTGGGAACGTTACCCGAAACTATATCAACCGTTCCGTATGTATATCCAGAACCACCATTAGTCACAATTGCAGATTCTACTTTAGAGTCACTATTGACAACTATTGTACACTCTGCGCCAACTCCATCGCCATAAATGGGAACATTCGTATAAGTTCTATTTGCTGTTCCTACTCCAACCCCTCTACTAGTAACTTGAACTATCTTAATTTGTCCACTAGTCAAAGCATTATTTCTAACTGGAGCATAATCTGAATTAGTTTCCCAATCTGATGGTACGGGAATAAAGTTTGTTGATTCAAACTTTATTAATTCATTTGGTTTGATAGTAAACAAATATTTCCAAATATAACCGTCTTCACTAGTTCCTGCAGATCTTGGTTCTAAATCGGTAAATGTTGGCTCATCTAAAGATGGTTTTCCCGATGCATTTTCTGGATCAATTCCATTATAAAGGCAAATATAAACTCTATAATCACTATTTACAACATAAAAATTTGATGAGTATAAACTTGTAGAGTTTGAGGGAACAGATAAACTAGTTCTACTAATGTCATGTCTGTACATGTCATAAACTGTTCCAGATGTCCAAGTAATTTTTCTAATTACTTGACGAACATCACCACTAGTAATTTTTTTCAAGGCAATCATTGTATCCCAATAATCATTTTCTTGATCAAAATTATCTTTAGGCGCCGGCGGCAAAGAATCCCAATTTGCGTCATAATTTGTTGCATTTGGTAATCCAACAAATGTATAGTAACTATTAGAAGTAGATGTTGCCGCCGCTACAAAATTTTTAGCGTTTAATATTCTAAGTTGATCAGTTATAATCGCAGACATTTTTGTCGTTTTTTATCTATTTATAGGTGTTGTTAGGGAGTTGTGGTGTAACCGATGTATCTTAGGGGATTAGTTCTTTGAATGACTGCTCCCGTTGACAAACCAGATATTCCACTATTGTTGTAAGAAACAAAATTCTGAGGAATTTTTCTTGTTGGAGTATTTATTTTACCCCAACTGAATTCGCCATAGAAATTACTATATCCAATACCAGACAAACCATTATAATTGAGAACACTAACTGTTACTCTTGACACGTTTGTTAGTCCAACTCCAGGAACAGATGTCTGCGCGATAGAAACTGCAGCAACTTGATAAACGTTATCCAGACAAGTAGTTCCAATACCAACAATATTGTTACTTGAATCCAAAGAAGTTACTCCCATACCAATATTTGAATTGACCACTGTAAAATAATAGTCCGTTTTTATACCACTAATTCCAGTAGTGGCAATACCAACAGTAAGATTTGTATCCCTCAAATAGGAATCAGTAGGAACAAATAGATCAAATATTATTCCAGTTGAAGCAACACCAACTGATGTTGTATTAATGCCTACAATTATTCCAAAATCACCTTCATAAGATACATCTTCAATTTTTTCATATTTTAATGATGGATATTCTATTAAAATTTGGGGTGGATTTGTGGAAGTATATCCTGAACCAGGATTTGTTATTGTAAGAGAAGTAACTATACCAGAAGTCACTGATGCCGTAATTGTTGCAGTGGTTCCAACTCCAACAGGATTTCCTATAATTACTGTGGGGTCTGTGGTAAATCCTAAACCACCATTCAATAAATTTACTGAAGAAATAGTGCCAGCAGTAGATACAATAGCAGTTGCAGATGCTCCAACAATAACGTCTTGGGATGTTATTGTTATTTTTGCTCTATTCGGGTCTGTAATGTTTTCTCTCTTGTCATCAAAAAATATTTTGACACTTTGAACAAAAATTTCTGTTGCGGCTACTCCAACACTTTGAATTATATTTGTGGTTGGTTGAATTGAAGGTTCATAAATTTCTCTATTTTTTCCAACTTCTTGGCCACTAATAATTTTATCTTCAGTTTGTCTACACCATATTAAAGGTCTCGAAAGTGTTTCATCTAGTGAAAGACCATATCCATTATATGGATTTGTCTGGATTACATCAGATGCAACAACATCAGTTACTAACCTATCATCTTCTTTTAGACTTAAAACATCACTATTTAAACGAACATCATCTCCAACTTTAATGGATTCAAGTATATCAATAAAGACAACATCAACATCTCCTGTTCCTTTATAGAATAATATTTTACATGTATCACCCTCTTTGGGTGGTTCTGAGAATGTAAATGTACTTCCACCCCTAAAAGTATATCCTTCATTAGGAGTTTGTAGAATATCATTGATGAATATTAACAGTACAGATTGGACATCTATAAGAGAACCTACCTTTGCTCTAATTGATGTTTGAACACCATTAAGTTTAATTGGGAAATTCCTTCTAATTCCATTAAATAAGTTTTCAATTTTGTCTATAACCTGAAAATCTCCAATAGACCACCCGGAGAAAAGATCTGCAAATACTTGATCAATAGTAAGTTCAAAATTTATAAATGGTTTTGAGATATCTGTAGGAATTCCCACCAATCCACCTGTAGGGACAGTTAAAACTTCGGAGTTTTTGTATGCATATCCCAAATTCTTTATTTCAAAGTCAATTACACTTGAACCTTGACCCACTACAATATTAACTGTAGCTTGAGTTCCAATGCCAGAATAACCTGCTGAATAAATTAAAGGAATATTATCATAACTATGTGGACTGTCAAAGACAACAACTGGATGGTTTGAAGTGGTATACCCAGAACCTGGATTTGTTATGGTGATGCTAGTTGAAATATGACCAGAGAAGATGGTTGCAAATCCAATAAACTCATAGTTTACTAATCCATTACTTGCAGTTTTTACTCCAACATCAACTAATCCTGCAGTGGGAGAATCTAAAGTTATTGTAACTGAAGTGCCGGAATCTATAGATTCACTTACAGTACTCGCAGAACCTATGAGAATATAGGTATTGCCATATCCAACAATTGGTACATTTTGCAATACCGAACTAATTCCAATTGTATTTGATGATGAGTATTGAAGTTTGTTGAGAACTCCTCTTTCGTTAGTTATTGGAATTATTGTACTTCCAGAACCAATTGAAACTGAGGTTTCTGCAATTATCTCATATTTTTCAAGGGATCTATATCCAGAACCAGAATTTCCAATACTAATATTGGAGATAGTTCCTGCAACAGAAACAATAGAAGTTCCTCCAGCAGAAATTAATGGTTGATATCCAAAACCTTGTGTTGATGCTACAGAAACAATAACACCCCCTCTAGGAACGCTTGAAGTGTTGATATCATATGCAGTCGATGAAATATTGCCAGTAAATCCTAGTGTTGTTATGCCTGCGTTCTCATTAATTTTATAGTCACCAATAATATCAATAGAACCAAGTCTTTGTGGTTCTTGGAATATGTTATTGATTAATAAAACTATTCCTCCAGTAGAAATTCCTGTAACATCCGAACCAGAAGACTTCAAGATAAATTCTGTGTTTATACCCGTAAATTGCTCCGATAAACCATCAAAGATGTAATTTTTACTGTATGGTTCATCAGAACTATCCTCTACACCAGATCTCAAGAATACTCTACCATTAAATGTAGACCTAGTTGTAATACCAGTATAATCTCTATCATCGGGACGATTTGTTATGGTGCCAATAGGAGAATTTCCATATGGTGCTTCTACAAAATGAATTGTATTATCGATGATATTATAATTTCCTGTTATTTTTGTAACTGTAGACCCAATAGAGTGTGTTTCTGGGTCTGTTCCCATCCAACCCCTGTCAACCAAAAATACATTAGTTGAACCGTATCCAACAGTATTGACTTTTACAATTTCATTGTTTATTTTGAGTAAATCACCTCCAAAAATTGAACTTATTCCTGCTAAACTCAATTCAACCACATTAAAGGCAGCATCTTTCACTAAAACGGTTGTGGTTGAAGTGGAAACAACAGGAGACTGGATATAATTATCAATAGTAATTAAACACTTAGTATTTTGTTTTTTCGATGTGAAGAAGTGGGTTGTTCCTACACCAACAGAAGTAATAGTAAGAGGTTCTGGAATTGCTTTAAGTGCATTTTCTGCACTGGAAGCAAATCTTACATTCAAATCATTTAACTTAATTGCAAATACTGAAGATGGTAGTTGGTCCGTTAAACCAATTCCCGCAATAGATGTTGTAGCAATACCAATTGGACTTCCATTTCCTGGACTATAAACAAGTTCTTCACCAGTTACAAAAAAGTGTTTTGGAATTCTTACATAGTTATCTGTTACATTTACTAAAGTTGAATCTGATGCATCAAAAACTCTTTCAAAAATTGGAGTTTGTTTGTGATATAAATCGAACGATCTCTTAATAGAATTAAATATACCCTCAAACCCACCATAATCAGAATCTATGCTTGCATTTGTAAATCCATAAGAATCGAAGGTATTTCCTGTACTTACAACTCTCATGGAGTTTTGGTATACCTTAACATTTACTGCAATATCGGGGTTTGGTGTAAAGTTCAAAGTAGTTCCACTTATTGTGCTAACCCCAACACCAAATGTTCCAAGACCCGAAGAAGTTTCAATAACACCAAACTCTGAAAGATATGCTTCAGTTTCATCATCAACAACTACAAGTTCGGAGACTTGATATTCATTATTTGTGGTATCTTCTACAACTGCAATATAATATGAACTTCCATATTCTGTTGTATATGTAGAAATTCCAGTTTGAGTTGGTGAAGGTGAAGATGAGATAGAAGCAAAACTTGATATTATGTTGGATGTATCAAATGATAATGTGCCTGTTGTTATTCCAACATCTGTGCTTGCAAAGGAAACTCTCAGAGTATTAATAACATAAGTTGTTCCCAGACCAACATTTGGAGTAAAGTCTAAATTAATGTTTGAACCCGAAATATATGCAGAATAAGTTCCTATACCATCACCAACATAACCAACTCTACTTGCATTAGATAGGCGACCATATTCCAGAATGCTTACATCAGTTCCATCATTTAATAATGTTAGTTCATCAAATTGATAATAAGTACCATTTGTTGAAGAAAATTGAACTAAGACCTTAGTTGCCAGATATGTGGAACCAATTCCAACAATATTAGTTTGTGCTGTTGTTCCACTAGAAACTGTTGTTGTTGAAGATCTAACATCAATAAGATTTCCTAAAGCAGTGCTTCCTATTCCACTTGATGTGTCCTTTATGCCATATGATATTACACTAATGTCATAATTATTGTAAAAATAGTTTAATGGATAAAATTCAAGTGTTCCTTCAGTTCCAAAAATTGAAAAATCGAATGAACCGAGATCGCTCAAGGTTTCAGATCTTGCATATTGGTTCAAATAACCCTCTAGATTATCATGCAATAGTGAGACCAAATAAATTTGTCTCACTCCAGTAAATCTCTTATCTCTGACATATGTTATGTATTTTCTAGACCTAAAATCGGAAAGTCTAAAAGTGTCTACATTAGAATAGTTTTGTTCAGATGGCAGATTTGAGAATTGGTCACTGACATCATCAATAGAAAGGACTCTGTTGCCTATTGACTGGAATTCGTCTTGAAGTGATACTGAATTAAGTATAATTTCTTTCGAATAATATTCAGAATCTATGTTTAAAG